GAGAAGAAGAGGCGCTCTCGATTTGCAGCGTCCTCTCTGGCCTCCTCTGTAGGGGCCTCGGGGATGTAGTGGATCACTGGCACCACTGCCTGGAGCGAGGACGGGATGTTTACGTACGCGGCGTGAACATTGACAGAGACGTGGGCCCGGCCGGCAAGCCGTGCGCTCGGGTCTTCCGCCCAGTGGTCAGCGCCACCTAGCGTGATAGTGTCTGGATGGTACATCCTGTCGAAGCGACGGAAGATGCTGCGGAGTCGGTTCTGCTCCGGCTCCAGCTGCTGCTTTCGCGTGAGGATCTCTCCATACAGCTTGAACTCTTCGTGTTCCTCTGGGTTTACATCCTGCATCTCCAGAGACTTCTTCAACATTGTTACAGAATTTGACTGGGACTCTGTAAGCTTGTCCATTTGAAGAGGGGTGTAGTTCTTCTTTATTGGCGTTCCGCGGCCGCCCGATGACGAGTTTACCTTGGTAGGTGAAGTAGATATAGCGGATCCGCCAGAAATTCCGGAGTTGAGAACAGAGGATGGAGCTGGCGTCCTCGACTCTCCACGAACCTTGGCAGCTGAAGCAATATTCTTTACGGCAATGCCAGCTTGTGGCATTCTGCCAGTCTCTACCTGTCCTCGAGAAAGTCTCTTTGCCTTGTCGATAGACTTTCCAATTTCTGCAACCTGGGAGGCAGGTGCTACCGCCGGGTCAGTTGTGTACTGCCCCGGTACTCCCTTGCCATCTACGAAAGAACGCGGTACGCCTCTTACCTTAGCCATTATTCAGCAGCTCCAAAATAGGAAAAGGCCACGTTCGCCGCGGCCTTCTCGGGATTCCTTATTGCATAGCGGACGGCGATTGCAAGTGCCATTACGGCGTCCTGCTCGATCTTCTTGTCATCTAGTTTGTATGCCAAGAGTTGCCTCCGTAGATCTTCCCAGATGCCCCCTCTTGGGAACTTGATCTGGCCCTTGTCGATGATCGTCTTTAGGTCGTTTAGTAGCTCAAGCTTCTTTGACTTGGTCCCACCAAAGTCGAAGTCTCTAAGTGGCTTTATGATTGAGAACTCTTCGCGGAAGAGCTTCCCGCCCATCCCGGTAGAGTCGACTACCGTAGTGCACTGTGCGCTTGAACTGTAAAGGAGATGTCCTTCTCGGACCATGTTGACGACTGCGGTGATCGTCTGCTTGCCGGAACGCTTCCGGGCCCTAACTCCTTGCATCGCAACGCGCTTTGTGATGTCGATTGTGAGCGCCCATGTTGCGTCGGACGAAATACCAGGGTCACAACCCTGGACGTAACGGTGAGCCGACTTTGGCGCATCCTCGACCTCCAATGTGCTATCGAAGCAGGCCTCGACTCCTTGAGACGAGAAGAACGCCTTACGGGACTCGATGAAGTATCCGTCTACGTTCTGAGGGATTAGGTACTCAGCTTGCTGTCTAACGACCGCGTCGAAATCTTCCTGACGTAGTCCGTATCCGATATTGTCCCTCGTGGACAATCGGAACGATATGAATTGGTCGTCCCTGGTTGGGTTCTCTGGGTTTCCCATCTCCCAGAGATCCGAGTAGTCGTTGTAGCCTTCGGTTGGGGTTCCGATGAAGTGTAGGGGCCCTCCGGTAGACAGACGGCGCAGGTTGAGCACTTCTTGGTAGATTGTTATCAAGTGCGGCTCGAAAGCTGCCTCGTCGAATGAGATTCCCTGCATGTCCTTGCCCAAGAGCGCCTTCGCCTTGTCCTGGGTCGTTCGGAAGTGGATGCTGGCCCCGCCCAGAATTGGGTTGAACTTTATCCACAGGTACTCCCCTCGGTACTTCTTTTCAAAGTCGGCAACCTTGCCGAGCTCTTTTGTTAGGGGGCACCCTCGACCCTTCTGGGCCGGATGCGCACCCTGCAGTATCATTGCAATTTCGCGGTGAACAAGTTCTGCGGTCTCTTGCTGGATTCCGACGTGGTACCACTCGTACGGGTCATTGATCCACCTGATCGCATCCGCCTGATCTCCTCCGGAGGGAGGTCTAACCCCGAGTTTGTAGATGGCATGATGAAGACAGACAACCGCCATCGCGAGCGTTTTGCCGGCACGATTGCCAGCGGAAACGACGGTTGTGAGGTACCTTGGCCTGAATCCGTCATCTGCACGGTCTGCGCAGGCCTTCCACCATCTGACCTGTCCAGGGTTCCCCTTGATACCGAGCCAGCGAGAAGCAAAGAACTCGACGTCACTGCGACCGCGAGCCAGATCGAGAGCGGCTTGTCCTTGGACAGAATTCAAGATCCCTTCTTCTTCTTATTCTTAAGGCGCTCGCTCATTGCACGAGCCTTGGCCTTAGCGTCCGCCTTGCTGCTGGCGCCCCATGCCTGGAGGCTAAGTAGAAGCCTTGTAGGCTTGCCCTTCTCGTCCCTCTCCGGACCGGGCATGCCGCCCATACGGGCCAGGAACGATGCCCTGCGGGGGTTATCACCCTTCTTGACTGGTGCCTTCAAAGTTCCGCCGGTCTCCGCCTTGTAGGATGCCCTGCCCTTGGCGTTTAGGCCACCCTTTGGGTTCTTTCCTTCTTTTCGCTGCCATGCTGCCGTTCTAGCCATTCCTCACCTCGTTGTGGAAGTACAGTACCTTCGGCACGAACTTCAATGATTTAGACCTTGAGGCTATCTTTTCGATGAACGTTCCGTCAGCCTCGTAATGACGGTCCGTGTACCCTGCCTCCCTGGCAAGTGTAGTGCTAACTATGTAGTTGCCAGAGGTTGAACTTCCGGATCTAAAGTTTGGGGTTGAGGCCTTGGACCACCCGCAGTAGACTGCGTCGTGTCCGTCCTCTGCCTCAGACATCATCACTTCTATGTACGTCTTGTCGTATGAGTCGTCATGGTTGAACCAGCCCGTGTAGTCAGATGACGCCAGGTCAAGCCCCTTGGCCCGCTTGTCGTGACCCCAGTCGTTAAGGTTTGGCTCTGGGTGGAACTTGATCGCCGGATACGCTCTTTCAGCTTCAGAGAGGCTAATATCACTAGCCAGGACAATGATTTCATTAGGGACCCTGGTCTGGGCCAGAAGGGAGTTGATCGTGCGAATCATTGCGGACCCGTCCTCGTGGGCAGTTACAATTGCCGTAAATGTCCTCACCTATTCTCCTGATGATGTCACTGCTTGAAATTCCCCTGGTATATGGAACGTAGAGCATTTGTATTGATCGTTCGTCTAGCCATTCCTGGCTTATACCTAGCTGGCCAAGGAGTGAGTTGCCGGTCCAGTCATCTCCGTGAGCTATGTAGATCACTTTGACTCCGGTAAGCGAGTCGATGGTTTTCCCTGTGTCCTCGTCACCGATATTCACAACGACCTTGTCGACCCAGCGGCAGGATTGTGCTGCAGCCATCCGCTCAGCGATGTTCATGATCGGCTTTCTCTTGTACCGCTCTGCGAACTCGTCTGAGTTCAGCGATACAATGACTCTGCCGTAGTCCCTGCACTTTCGTAGGAACTCTGCGTGTCCGTGGTGAAACATGTCGAATGTTCCGCCGACGTACACCCATGTCATCATTCAGTAAGTAGTTCCGGCTCTACTGGAGTTGCTATTCCCTCTACTACGATGGACCCTCCCAGTATTGATGCCAGGGTCATGGCCAGATCCCTGTCTGCGCCCTTCTCCTGTCGCCTGTCCAGAATTTCCTGTGCCCTTAGCCCCTCCGAGAGGGTGGGCAGAAGCTCGCCGTTTTCTATTGCGGAAAACGTGTAGTCCCGGACTAGGGAGGCAAGATCGGTTCCGGAGGTTGGCTTCAAGGTGTTCTTTCGCTTCTCCATCACCTTTATGGCAGCGGCCTTAGCCTGCTCGAAGTCTGTGGTTAGGTGCTCTCTTCGATGCTTGCCAAGGGTGATCCGGCTGACGTACTGGCCCTCAGACTCTAGCCAGCTGCTGATCCTGGTATCAGGCATCCCCTCTTTCATTCTTTTGCCGATCATTTCGGCAAAGGGGCTCCTGCAAACGTGGCAACCGGTGAGTATCGGAGCCAGATCTATGGACTTCACTTAAATATCGAACTGCTTCTCTTCCGCTGCCTTATCCTGCGCGGACTTTTCCTTGATCCCGAACGCGCTGTTCTTTGGGTCAAGGAACTTGATCAGCACCTGAAGGCCTGATGCCAGACCTGCGGAAAGCACTGTTCTAAAGTCTCCCCCAGTGATGTCCAGTAGGGGTATTCCGAGACCGAGTGCAACTGAGATTGAGACCGTAATAAAGGTACGTCCAAATTCAATAAGGGCCTCGTCTACGCCCGTGTTGTCAATGATCCAGCGGATGCTTGACTTTATGTCGCTATACATTCTGACTCCTTATTTCCATTCGACTATGGCAACGTGCTTGAAGGCCGCGCCACCAGTCTGCTTCTTCTTGCTCGCAGCAATCTGCTTAAGCTGTTCTTCCGTAACTACGACCCCGAACTTCTCTTTGCCCTTGCCCGAACGCGTGGGACATGCCCACTGCCATCCGTCAACGGCATCCCACCCACCGGCAGTCATGTGTCCATATCCCTGCGCGATGTGCTTCTTATCCTTCTTAATCCAGTAGTTCTGCCACTTCTTGTGCCACTCGCTGATCTCAACGGCTGGGTAGTCCACAGCCTGCTGGACCCAGATGATGAGTCCGGCGCCGCGATG